CTGAATACTCTCCATCTATCTCAATACTCATTTCTTCTCCTGAGTCGTCATCGTTAATTGTTATCAAATCTAATTTCCCAATCGTATCGAGTGTGAATGTGATGTTCGGTTTAGGGTCAGCTGACCCTACGAAGTTAATTGTATCTGATCCTGATGCTGGATCTCTTTCTAAAGTTGTATTTAAATTTGAGATTGCTGTTGTCGTTGTGGTGTCTTTTCCGACTCCCTCATAAACAAACAATTTCAATTTGAAAGGAACATAATCTATATTATAAAAATCACGGTTATATTCTACCGCTCCGATTAAACAAACCACATATCTCCTCGTAGAGCCACCGTCAGGGATGATGTCGAGGTTTACACCCTTTCTTGAGAATAACTCGTTGGCTGTGTCAATTTTTGTCTGCAGGTCGCTTTCTGATGCCCCGACTAGTATTCCTTTGATATCAATCGTCTTTGTTCCGAATCTATCACTAACAATTACGGCTCCATCTACACCCTCAGTTTCAATAAGATTTATAGTTCTTTGAGGTGTAGTGTCATCTAAAACTCTACTTACATTATAGGTTGAACTTATTAATTCTATTGAGTCAAATAATACACTATTCATATTTTTATATTCCTACTCCTTTTAATTGCACACCCCGACCAAGTTGCATTTTAATATCATTCATGAACTGTTCTTTGTTTGTTATTGTGGCACCTGAAAAATCAAAGTTTATAGTTTGCCCTCCACCCAATCCACTCGGGTCCTTTGTCGCAATAATAAAATCATCATCAGCTGGTTGCACGATGTCTCCCCTTGGTGTAATTATTGCATCGTCTACATTTATAACTCTGCCAGCTAAATCTATTGCCCCTGCTGTGACTTTCTCTTTGATGTCTTGGAATAAGAATTTCACTACATTAAATTTTTGAACTAACTTATCAATCCATCCTGTAATCGCCAAAATAGCATCACTTGTATGTCCTATGATATCATCCCAGATTTCTTTCCAAGTCAACTCTACACCATAAAACTCGGCTATTAGATTTTTTAATTTGTCTGCTAAAAATATAACTCCAATTATTATTAACCCCCAAACACTTCCTGACATTAATGCTTTTGTAGTTATTCCTAATGTTTTCATTGCACTATTAACCGCCCATACACCAACAGCTAAACCTCCAACTACTGCCACAAAACCAGTGACGACAGCAGTTGCTATAATTATTTTTTTTGTAAGTTCGGGATTCGCTTCAACCCACTCTCCCAGAGCCACAACTAATGGAATAACTTTCTCCAATAAATCTGCGACCATAGGTAAGAACTGAGTTCCTATTGATTGAGCCAATATCTGAACATTATCTTTTAATGTTGAAAATCTACCTGAAACCGTATCAGACATTTTCGTCATCAAGTCAAAAAATATTCCTCCCTCTTCTGACATAGATATTAATGAGTCTTGTAAAATATCAAAACTTATTTTCCCCTCAGAAGCCATATCAAATATAGCACTTTCAGCCACTCCCATTTTTTTCGCTAGAACAGCAATAATCGGAACACCCCTATCTGATAATTGTAGGAGTTCCTCCGTCATGGCTTTTCCTTTCGCTTTTGATTTACCAAAAATCGCCGCCATATCTGACAATGGAATATTTGCCCCCGCTGCGATATCTCCTAAGAATTTTAATTTGCCTTGTAAATCTTCACTCGAAACACCGAATGATAACAACTGCCTAGATGCCTTTGCGACTCCATCGAATTGAAAAGGAGTCTTTGCTGTAAAATCTCTTAACCCACGAATCGTTTCCTTTGCCTTATCCGCACTTCCTATCATCGTAGTAAAAGCCACCTCTAATGTTTCAAGTTTGGCGGCTTCAGCCACAGCAAATCCAAGGCCTGTCGCTATTCCAGTAAATGCAATAGCTCCAACATTTCTCATTGTTTTGAATGTTGATTGTAGACTTCTTGTTTTTCTTTCCAGTTCTCCCATTTGGCGACCTGCTTTTTCAAGTGCCTGCTTCCCACGGTTTTCTACATCAAAGATTATTTTTGCTTTTGTTTGAATTGTTGTCATTTTTTTGTGAGTCTATGCGATACATTTCTTGGATTAAATCTATGAAAGGTTGTGGCGATTCCATGTACTCGTAATATGTCCATCCGAAGTCTTTGCAAATCTGAACCATCATCATGTTCTCATCCAGTTGATTCTTTGTCCCATACTTTATTAAAGATCCGATGTATCGCCTTTGTCTTTTTTTGGGCTTGTAATTGTATTTATGTATTCAACTACTTCATCGTAATCATCAGACGGCAAATTTGAAACTGCTTCAAGCACTTTCTCTTTGCTCCCATTAACTGACACGATCAATGCTTCAATTGAGATGTCTTCGGCTTTACTAATAACCCCACCTTTAATTCCTGTTAGTGGGACATTGCCTTTTTTGAAATCGTTTACATTTACATCAGCTTCTCCAATATAACAGTCACGAATATTTCGCATTTCTCTCCCTGTTATATAAGCATTGGCTACGATTTTAAACCCTCCCTTTGTCTCAAAATCTTTTGTTTCTCTATTCATAATAATTTGTTGTTAGTGTGATCTTTTAAGATCAGTTATTAATAATCTCCTCCTGCTGTTTTGTTTACCAAACTAATTGCGATGGCTAATCCATCTGAGTCATCATATAGGACTTCAAACTTTTGGTCGTCCACAATGTATTGACCGATTTCTAAGTTGTTACTATTTTCCATTAACTTAACATTATGGAATTTGAATGTCATTTGTTCAAAGGTTGAGAAGTCTGGATTGATATGTTCCCCTTTTACGATTAATGTCAATGCTTGTTTTCCGATATCCAAGAATTTCTGTCGTTGGTCTGCATTTTCCAATAATTGTTTCATCTCAATTTGTCCCTCAAGCATTTGTCTTTTTATGGCCACTGGATCTAATCTTCCACTTCTAGGGATTGTTAGGATATTTCTATTAAGCACAATTGCAAAATCATGAACTGGTGTGGCTGTTGCGATTGCCCCAGCATTAGATGTTGCTGATGCTTCGTCTGCTCCTAATCCAATTAACATATTACCAAGGTTGAATGCTTTTCTTAGTCCTGTGTAAGATGGAGTCTGTGCTTTCAAATGGATTTCTTCTCCTGTTGAATAAGTCAACGATGCAGAAGTGATTGCCACTGTGACATCATCTGTGATTGCTGTGATCGTTGCTTCGTCTGTTCCGATTACCAATTTGTCTCCTACGGCCAATCCTTTAGTTGGTTCTCTATCGTATTTGTCATCTAACACGATTGAGGTCATTCCTGCCCCTGTCAAAGCTACTCCTAATGTAGCAACTGAAAATTGTCCTAATCCTTGAATTTGAGATTTTACTACCATTCGGTTATCTTGGAATTCCAATCTTAATTCGCTGGCTTGAACTCCTACTACTCTGATTGCATAAGCCCCACGATTGAATTCTACTGTGTAACTATCAGGGTCCCCCTGAAGAAATGGATGAGTATACCCATCTGTCGCATCCCCTGTTGTCACTCCGAGTTTAATAAGCATATTCAAAAAGTGTCCCAAGTTATCAGGGTCGGCTTCCACAGCGATTTCTCCCTCTTGAGTTCTAGCACCTTTTAATAAATCATTCGCTCCCCAAGTTCTTCCTTTCATTCTTTTATCGGTTGAAAGATTTTGGATTGTCTTGATGCTCTCGCTAATCAATGGCACGAAGTTTGTTGGGATCACAGCTGTCCCCGGGGTCCCCTCGGGAATCACTGCAAGATATCCCTGATCTGAAAAATAATTCATATTTTTATTTGTTGTTATCGTTGGCTTTTAAAGTTTCGACTTCTTTATTTTCCCCTGTGTTTTCAGGAGTCTTCGCCACTATTAATTCAAAATTTGGATTGTTGATTTCATCCTTTGTTTTTACCGTTTCCCCTGCTTTCACAAGTCCGATTTCATTAAGGTATAAATCTTTTTTTGTTATATTTTTGTAATTCATATATTTATTATACTATGCAAAATTATTAACTACAACCACACAATTAATATCAAAACTTGCGAAGTTGTATGTACCCTTTCGATTATCAAAATCGAACCGCATCTCGACCACCTCAACGGTTTGGACTTCATTTCCAAGTGTCTTATCTTGATCAAATGCTATCAGTAATTTATCAACCACACTTTCCAAAATATCTGTTGCCTGTTCTTTTGTTTTACCTGCTTCAGACTGTTCTTGGTATAAATCAACTACGAATGAAAATGTCCTCTCGTTTCTCGCTGTGTCTACATATTCTCCTGCACCTCCCACTGGCCGAACCACTACGGCAGGATATTTTGTGAAGTCTCCTGTCGCATAATCTGTCACTTGGCCGAACACAGAAACAGCACCCACTTTTATGCTTTCAATTTTTGCGACTATTAATGCTTTTATATCTACGATTGTTGTTTTCATTTTATTATTTTAGCTATTTTAATTGTTGCTCTTTCAAAAAATGTGTTGATTCTCCCCTCTGATTTTTTCAATGCTCTTTTCATATATGGATTTGCTTTGGTTCCGGGATGACGAACTACTTTTCCAAAAATCTGACCTGTTCTTCTATTCGCCAATACTTTTTTTCTTCTCGCTCTAATTATATGTGGTCGAGTTCCCTCATGGACAAATCCTGAATATTTTGCTTTCGAATCTATTTCTCCTTTTAACTTATTGATACGATTCTGTTTTATGTTTTGTCTTAGGTTTCCACCTCCTCCCTGTTTATTTACTGGTGCTTCTTTCAATGCTTGGTTATGAGTAACTACCATTGATTTTCCGAGTGCGATTCCTAATTCTTTGACAACTTTTTCAGGAGATTTTTTCAATCCTTTTATGATAGTATCAAATCCTTTTAATTCTACTTTTAACATTATTCTATATATTCCCTGATTAAAATTTCCATGTGTTGCTCTTGTCTTCGGAAGTCATTAAAATTTTCTACTGCCACAACCTTATAAACTTTCGAACTGAATGTCACTCTATCGCTCTCTTTGATATCTTGAACCTCGCAAAACATTAATCTATCTTTTCCGAAACTTCCTGTTTGATCTTCACTAAAGGAATCATCCACTGGTTGAATTGATGCTCTGACACCAGTAAGATGCGAAGAATATTTTTCCCTATCATTCGTATCTTCAGCTAATCTAGAGACACTCACTATTTGGTTGTATTCAATATTAATCATTTTAGAATGAAAACTTTTTATAAGATTTAATAATCGTATTGATCTGATCAAAGTCTTGCCATTGTTTTTTGTCTGTGTAAGTCACTGAGTACCTCCCAATTGTTTTTGTGGCTACTTGGCCCTGACTATCCTTGCTTGAATAATTTATAATTCCAGCCACGAGAACTGTGGTTGCGAATATGATGTCGTTCGGTACTTCTGCACTGTAGCCCCATTTTGCCGTCACACCGATACTTTGGTCGTCTTTGGACCATATGCCCCCGCTCACTCGTTTTAATATGTTCTTCTTCTCTGTGTTGGCCGGGTAGACAAGATATTGATCGCTATCTAAAG